CAATCGTCACCGGCGAATCAGTGCCATTGAACAAGCCCTTGAAGTTCAAGGTCTGATCAAGGATGTCCGGCCCACCAACCGACGGTGTATCACCATCAAAGCGGGCAACAGGAACAGTGACCGTAATTGACTGCGATGTCGAGTCAGTGAACGTGGCGACAACAGCTGCGTGCGTGGCGTTCACAACACGGTTGTAAGCCGTTGCGTCAACGAACTCAGCAACGAGTGAGCCGGTAACTTCAGCCATGCTTGAAGCAATAGGCTGCTGCGCAACCTGCGAACCAAGCACAAACCTGTCACCAGTCAAACCGTTGTTGACCGACAGGCTGAATTCCTTACACGGGTACGCGGTGCCAGCAACAGTAATCGCGGCGCCAGCGAAGTGCAGCAACTCAAGGCCTGAGCCGTAAGACGCTGCCGTGACGGAACCAATCGTTTCGGCGGTCGTGCCAATGATGCCAAACTCAGCATTCAGCAGCTCACCAACACTGACCGACAGGTCAAGCGTGTTGATCTTGCAGCCGGCGTACGTGAACGCGCGAACCGTTCCATCGTTACCTGGCCGACCAACCTCGATTGTCAAGCCGAGCCCAAACGGATCGCTCATCGTGCACGTGTGCAGATACGTTCCCGACGTTGCAACAGCACCAAGAGCGTGCTTAAACAAGATCGCCGTGTTATCAGCGGTCATGTCCATCGAGAACGAACCCTCAATAGCTTTCTGACCTGACGCGTAACGATCGCTACGAAGAACACGATTGCCTGTGCGAAGTCCCTCAGACTCAATGCGCTCAATCGTTTGCGCGATCGACTCATCATTGAATTCATAAAAACGAGTTGGTGTTGCGGCGGTACCGACCGTTGATTCAACACCAATGCCAATTTGTGCTGCGAGTCCTGACCGAATAGCCATTACTTAGTCTCCTTAGTGGCCTTCACGGCCTTTTTCTTTGGTTGCGCGGCCTCAAAGTCAGGTCGCTTTAGTAGCTCTGTTGCAAGCTCGGCGGGCACGTCAACGATGCCGTCGCGCTTAACTTCAAACTCCACGTCATGATGCGGAATGTAGATTTGTGACTGCGGCCCAACGTATTTAAGTTTCATTAGATCCTCGCTGCTGCCTCAACGCCAAGCGTGAGAATTGATTGCCTTGCCGTGTCGCCCGCAAATTCCTCGAGCGTGAAAGGTGTGCTGAGCTGCGCGATACGCACCGTGTTATTGACCGTAGGATTCGCGCGTAGGTAGTCCTCAAGCTCAGCGGCAATAGCAAAGCACCTTTCAGTGCATTGCTGCTGCTGATTGCCCTCACGAACAACGCTCACGTAAACGTCCAGCGTGTACGTTTCTTCCTTCGTTAGCTTCCCTAATGCTGCGAACTCTTGCGACCCACTAATGTCGCTGAGCGCAATGAACTCGCGTGGCCCCGTAATTGGTGCGCCATAAGACACCGTTACATCAGCAAGGTCAGTGTTAGCGGCCAGGGCGGTGTAGAGGGCTGCTTTGAACGCTGGCGCAGTGCTCTTATACGTCGCGGTCGTCACAACAGCCCAACACGGCGGTAAGGGCTCAGCAACCTGAGCGCGGCGGCCGGCAGAGCGTAGTTCGTTGGGCGATCGGGCCCAAGCTCACGCGGATCACTAAGCACATCACCAAGATCGAGGTTTACGACGTCGCGGCGCATAGCTGCAGCCACCGAAACAACGCAAGCCTGCTTGACGTCAACAGGAATCGCGGCCGGCCCCCACGTGCCAACGATTGTCACCCTCGAGTAACCAAAGTACCTGGCCGAGTCACTGTTCCACAGGTTCGCTTCCTGATTACTGAACTGAACTGCTGAAAACATGCCGTCATGATTCGTTACAGGTTGCGTTTGATAATCAGCGGCAGTAAGAACAAGGCCCGTTTCGTCAGCATGAAAAGTAATTGACGTAACCGAGCGAAGATCAAAAGGAACAAGCGACAACACGTAATACCCGAGCGGCAGTTTGAAGATGCGTGTTGCCGTGCCGGATGGGTAAAGCTCGCGCTGCGTGTACTGCTGAATAGCTTTACTGACCGCAGCAATCGTCGTAGTAATCAGGTTGTCACGCGCGGTGTCAGCGGTTGGTAGCTCAAGGAACGCCCTGGCTTCAGCAAGCGTGCACAAGTCACCCGCGGCCATTACTTACGCGCCTTCTTAGGCACACGCTGCTCAGCACGCTTCGCTGGCGTAACGCCCTTAGCGCCAAACGCTCGCAGCTGCTCATCAATTTGCTTAACGCGGTCAACGAGTCCACGGGCCTCAAGGCCAGCGCGTTCACGAATGAGGGCGGCAATCTGGCTCATACCCAACTCCTTAAATCAATGTTTCAAGCGGCGGCAAGGGAATCAAACCCCTGCCTAAGCCCAAGCCACGTAGTGGCAATCAGGGCGCCGCAGTCCTACAATCGACTAAGCGAAAGTAGGTGTGACCAGGCCCGTACCGGACACGATCGAGGTGTTTACACCGACGTAGCGCTCAGCAGTGAACGCAACGAAGTTGTAAAGGCGGAAACGAACAGTCGCTTCAGCCGAGAGGGTTTCGCGGAATACTTCAGCCTTCGGCGTACCTTCGAAAAGGTAAGCGTCAGCGAAACGCGAAATGATGATGATGTCCTGATTCGTACCAGCGCCCGAGTTAACGGCGATGTTCGGATCAAGGTACACAGGCAGACCGAGAATGTTGCCAACCGCACCTTCAGCGGCAACACCATCAGCAGTACCAAACGTGTTCTGCGCCTGAGCGGTAGGAACAACGAGAGGACGCTGTGAACCATCAACACCACTAGTCAAGGCATACCAGCGCCTTGGATGCATGACGATTCCATCGGCAGGCAGGAAGCGAGCTGATGCAACCTGCTGAATGCCGTCAGCGATCTTCGCAACCGTCTTAGCAGCCGTAGGGCTTGCCTCGGTGTACGTGATCGTGTTAACGGTGTCAGCGTTCACAAACCCTTCAAGGGTTCCCGATGAGCCGGTGCCGTTAATGACAGCGTTACCAACAGCCTGCGCGTGCGATGCGGCAAGATCAGCAAAAATAACCTGATCGAACGCAATTGGGCTCTGCTCTACGAGCTGAACCGAAACATCCTGAATACCACCAATCGTCGTGACCGGAGCCGTGACGGTTGCCGTTACCAGGTTAGTTTCCTGCAACGCACTGTTCTGCGATGCCTGAGCCGCGTTAGCGGTACCAGTCGTGATTGCTGGGAAGTTGATCGAGTCGGTGCCACCAGGCAGAGCGAACTTCGAACAAAGGTCAGCAGTAACGCGGCCGGCACGTGCCTTAGCAATGTACTCATTGACAAGGTACGCTGGCGGCACGAAATCGCCACCACTTGTATCAGTGGTGTTGATGTCACGTGTTGCCAGTGCATGGCCTTGAAGGCGATCAGTTGCTTCACGATCACCCTTCGTCTTTGACAGGTACAGGTCGCGGAAGTACGAGCGCTCTGGGCGATCGGGCCGGTAAACCTGCTCGTTGCTAATAACTTCAACCTTGACGTCAGCAACCGGCTTAACCGATAGTGACTCACGGGCCTCAATTACAGCCTGACGCTGCTCAACAGCACCAGCGGCGCGCTCAGCAACTTCGAGCTTGCCATCAAACTCACCCTGAAGGGCGTCGAGATCGGCTGATTCGTCAGCAGTCTCAATAGCCGCAGCAGCGGCGTGCATTTCCTCAACGGCAACATTGTGCGCGCGAGTTAGTTCATCAATCGAACTCATTAGAGTCCTTTCATGTGCGAATGTACGGCAGCTTTAGCTTTTGCTTTAGCTGCTTGCAGGTTTTGGATAGCCTGCCGACCGCCAACATCTGGTTCGACGGTCCCGCCAGCATGCTGCTCGACGGAATCACCCCCAACCGTTTCCGGCTGCGAAGTGTCCAAAAGATTGTTAGGAATCAAGCCCTTGTCAGCCGCGGCACGCAACAGTGCGCGAACAGCCTTAACGTCAGTTTGCGGATACGCGCCAGCAGCCACAACACTCACGTCATACAAGCCATCAATGCGGTTGACGGTGCGCGTAACGGCGCCTGAGTCATCAACGCTCCACGTATCGCCGCCCTCAGGGATTGTGAAAGCGAAACTCATTTGATCAACAAGGCCAGACTTCAGCTGCACAGCCAAATCCTTCGCATAGCTCAAACGTGAGTCAATACGAGCCCACATCTTCAAGCCGCGAATGTCCTCACCAAGCTCCAATGTGCCGTTACGAGTACGCGCCAACGGCAAATCCATGTTGTGACCAATCACCAGGTGCACGTCAGGCTGCGCACTGAGCACGTCAGCAAACGCGCCTGGCTGAATGATCTCACGGAAACCGCCAAGGTCATGGCTCATTTGATCAAAAACGGCTGCGTAACCACTAACCGTTAGGTACTCAGCACCCATTGCTGATTCCCTAACCTCTAGTTTTACGGGGGCAGTGTGTCTAAACGGATTCATTGCATCCTCTTCTTCTTCTTCAGCTGCCCCCGCAGCGTCGGGAATGTCATCAGGCGCCAAAGTTTCAATACCAAGCGACTGATACGCCGCTCGAGCTGCCTCATCATTGTCAACAGCAAGCACAATGTTGTACTCGCTCATAAGTTCTTCAGCCATGCGTGTTTTGAACTCGATTGTGCCTGCCTCGGTGTCATTCAAGTACAGCTCGTAGTAATTAACGCCGGCAGCATCGAGAGCGGCAACGGTGTCAGCGCGCTCAGCTTCCAAGCGGCCCGACACGATGCACACGGGCTCAGGACGCGCGTTAATGAAGTTGATCGTCTTTACGATCGGCTCAGTGCCGTCAAGCAACGTGCCGTCAATTTCAGCAATGATGTGATCGTTGCCGTAGTGCATGTTGCGTTGTTCTTCGTCTAGTTGACGCACCTTTACATCCGCCCAACTGCGGCCAGCATCGCCGCCCCAAAGTTGCCACGCCACACGGCCGGCGCCAGGATAGTCTTTGTTGTCAGGATCATTTTGTGGTGCCTCCAAGTCAACTGCGTGTCGAGCAAACCAAGCGGGCATACGCCGCACCTTGGATTCCGAAAGTGGCTCACGGTTCGCCATTTTGCGTGCGTCAGTAATTGTTGCTTCAACAAGTCCGTCGCCACCGAGCCCTTCGGCGCGCCAGTCAAGTCCTTGCTGCGCAGCTGCGGCCATCCCAGCGTTAGGTGTTAGATCAGCCATTAAACGGGATTAGGTGCGCCGCCAACAGGTGTCATTTGGATTTCTTCGCCACCAGGCGTCGGCGGATAATTCTCCAAAGCGCGAATCTCGTTAGGGCTCAACCAACCGGCCTGCCTAGCTGCGCGGTAAGCCTCGTAGCGCTCGCGTGTCGCCGGCCGCAACAATGCGTCAGCGTTGAACTCAGGGTAAAGCGTCAGCTGCTCAGGGAACAGGTCAGTGTCGCGGGCGAACGCTGCCTCGATGCGACGAAGACGCGGCGCCAAACAAAACTTTAGGAAGTGCTCAGCCGTCTTTTGCGGATCCGTGACAGGCGCGCCAGTAATAAGCTCGGCTGGCACACCAAAGATGCGTGCGACGTCCTCAATGCCGAGCTTTGCCATCTCAGCAAACTGCGCGTCAACCATGCTAACCGGCAACACCTGCAAGTCAGCGCCGCCACCAAGCACAGCCGTCTTACGAGCGTTAACTAGCCCGCGGTGCGCTTGATTCCACTGATTACCAATTTCCTCGGCCTGTTGCGCATTAAGGTTCTGTGGCATCTTCAAAACAAGGCCAGGTGTCGCATCGTTAGCGAAGTAGCGGCCAGCAAACGATTGCACGGCCACACTGTTACCGAGCGTCGAGCGATGAAGTGTGAGCGGGCTTACGCCGGACGCGCCACCAAACGGTGCAAGGCCCCTGACATGCAAAATCTCACGATTGGTTAATGTTTTCGTGTCAGCGCCGTCTTGAATCTCAAACGTCAGCTGCCCCTTAGCGTCAGCCTTCACCGTCACGCGACTAGCGCTCAGCACACGAAGCTCTTGCACCTGCCCCTGCGCAATCGTCTTCAGCACAAAAGCGTTACCAAAGCACTCAACGCTTGAAACAACGTCCTGAATGAACTCAAAAGCAGACTGCTCAAGGTTTGGGCTGCTGTGCAGCAGCTTGTATTGCTGCGTGCTGTCAGCTAGTTGCCGATCGAGCGCGCCAGCACGATCATAAACCTTTACGGGCATAGCAGCAATGGAATCAGCAACAAGACGCACAGCGGCCATGACAGCCGGTAGCCCAATGCTTTGCACAGGCGAAGCGTCAACACGCTGCGAACCAATGTCAGTTGGTCCTGGCGCCACGCTCGTATCAACACCAAACGTTCTGATGCTCACGTCACGGCCAGCACGGTTCAAAAGTCTCACGGTAGTACCTGCACAAGCATCACGTTCTCCTTAGGAATCTCAACATGGCCCGCCAACTCAGTCGCGCCACCATCCCCAAGCATCACGGCACTCAAAACGATGTATCGCTTAGCAGCAACACCAACAAGGACGCCCTCAACGCTCGGCAACCCGTCGCGCTGATGAATACGCACCAACCGGCGGCCCCTAATGCGCCAC